CTCGACTATAGGTTCGAGAGTTGTAACAGTTACGCTCATGGCATTTGGCGTGATATTCCATGAGAGTCCCTGGGCTTGCAAAGTCTTAACGATAGTTGAGCCGTCTGGCTGAACGTTAGTTATCTTTAAGTTTGAGAAGTAATCCAGACCAAGCATTGTGGCAGTAGGCACGTCTGGGTCTAATAGATCGACCGTCATTGCGTCAATGCGGATCGTGGTCTCCTTGCGGGTTGCCACGTAGATTTTAGCCACGTTGAGCGCATCTGCATCGGTCTGGAGAACTAGGTTGTTCTCGTTGATCTGGTGCGGGAAGTATTTAGCGATAGAGGCTGAGTCCTCTGATACCTGCTGAGTTCCGCCGTAGCGGGTCATCCCTGCGCTGTTAATAATTAACTTATCATCGAAGGCGAAAGTAAGGTTTGTGTAAGGGATACCTGTAGTTTGATTAAACTCAATAGGAGTATCGCCGTATTCCTTGATTACATTGGTACGGTTTAGGAAGATCGCCGTTCCCTCTGTGTTGATATAGAACGCGCCTTGCTCTGAGAACTCTGCGTTCTTTAGTGCATCGAGCGCGGTTCGAGAAGTGCCAGGGTCTGCTATGCAGGTGGTGTTGCCTGTGTCGATCGTGCGCATAGATGCCGGCCACGAAACCTGATCCAAGATCTTGCCAATGCGGGTTCCAGTATCTTGCCCAGCCGTGGCGCTTGCGACGGTGGTTATGCCCGCCTGCTGCATAAGTCTAAAGGCATCTGAGCAGACAATGTCTACATAGCCTGTTTCCTGCCCTTGCGGGTAGGTGTACTTATAGTCTGTTGTATAGCCAGAAAATAGGAAGTAGCCCACACCGCCTACGGTTGCAGATACTCGCAGCTTGCGCAGCGGAGTTAAGAAGCCGAAGTAAGGAGAGTTCACGTTCTGCGGGTTAAAGTCAGAGTTAGGATCTAATACTCGAACGGTGCAAGATCCTGCTTCGTAAGTATCGCGCATGATATTGCGCCCGCGCTTAATGCTGATCTGCCTTACGTTAGGAGTTAGATCAACCGTAGGCTCTGGAGTAGTGCTAGAGGCTAGAGTGCCTGTGCCTAACTTGCCGTACTTCTCATCTCCAATAGTGAACGGATAGCCGAAAGTAGCGCCGCTAGTAAAGTCGAAGGAGACCGCTATCTGTGCAGGTAAGGTCATGGGCCGAATGACCCGCCCTGGCGATAGATCGAAGCAAACTTGGCAGATAGTGAAGCATCTAGCAAGGTATCGCGAAGGACATCTTGCAAGCCTTCTTGGGCAATGATCGAACCTGCGTTTACGTTAACCGTGAACTCTACGCCCGCTGCGCTTGTTTGTTGTGATCCGTTAGGCAAAGAATACTGAGTACCAGTTACGCCGTAGCCTGAAGCCATAGAAGTCATTGGAGCGGCCGTGTAGTTGCCAGCAGCGACTGAAGCGGCTAACTGTTGAGCGTTAAGCAAGGTTGTAATCCAGCCTGAGAATGGGTTCTTGGCATCTGGAAGGTTTGAATAGTAAGCAACGAGCGACTGACTCAAGCCCTGGGACTTGGCAAGTTCACCGGCTAACTTAGAGGCAACGCTTTCGTTCTGAGTCAAGATCGCTAACTGAAGTTCTAGGCGCTTGCGCTCTTCGTTTGTTATATCGCCCTTTAGTGCAGCAATGATCTGAGCCTGTTGGATATCAAACAACGTGCCAGCCTTTTGAAGTGCTGTCTGTTCTTTGATCGCCTTAGTTTGCTCTTTAGTGGTCTTGAGTAAAGCATCGCGGTTCTTCTTTGCCGCTTTATCGGCTGCTGCTTTGGCTAATTCTGATCTAATTGCTGGAGTAATTCCCGAGCGGTCAACCCCTCGGTTCATCTCAGCTTCGCCAAGTGCTTTAAAAGTTTTAAAGTCTCCACGAAGAAGTGCCGATATTTGACCTGCACCAACTCCAAAGCGACGAATAAACGTTGCTAGGGCGGTCGAAGTCTTTTCAATAAGCATAAGAGTGTTTTCTAGTCCACCTTCTCCGCCACCGCCCAATGCCGCTAAAGCATCAACCAAACCGCCGCCAATGGCTTCCTTAGCGTTATTAGATGCCACCGCTAACTTATTAAGCGCTCCTGAATAAGTATTAGCAGCTTGTACTGCTTGCCCTGAAAATAGATCAGATAATCTTGTTTGGATCTCTTCAAAGTTAGATGAAGTTAACTCGGCTTTAGATAAACCAACGCCTAAACGACCAAGCGCCTGAGTCTGGCCTAGGTATGCCTTCTGAAGGCTTTGAGACACTTGGGTTACGCTCTTGCCCGTACCGGCGGCAATATCTAAAGCAAGGTTAAGAAGTTGCTGTGATTTAGTAATGTCTCCAGTAGCACGAAGTAGGCGATCCATTGCAGGACGTAGTTCGTCATCAAGGACACCAGTTTGCTTTTCTAATCCTGAAATGTAATTGTTAACTGCTTGCGCGTTATTGCCAAAGCCAAGCCCTAAGTTATTTAAAGTCTGACCTAAAGTTCTTGCCGCTTTATCATCTTCAGCAAAGGCTTTAGCTGCGTTGTAACCTGAACGCGCTAATTGCTGGGCTGTGAATAAACCTAAATAGGATTTAGCAAGGTTTTTAACTTGTGAGTTGAGGCTAATCGTGGACTTAGCGGCATCTGCGAAGGCTTTCTTGCCAGAGAATACCGAAGCAATATCTATCTTTAGATCAGCCATTATTTAACCTGTGTCTTTGCTTTAAACTCAATGGCTGAACTGCCAATGGCTTTTACTATTGCTGCTGTGACTTTGCCCTGATCTTCTGCAAAGGCTCTAAATATGGCGCGGCCAGTCATCTTGCGAGTTGCGCGACCTGCCTGACCTTGCTGGCGTGGTCGAGCGTTGACGAGTTCGCCGTTAGCGTTGGCTCTGGCGATAAACTGCTTACCCGCATTAGGGTTGAGTGACTTGTTATAGCCTTTGCCGTCCTCGCGATAAGAAGCAGGTGTGAACTTAGTGCGAGTAAAGGTTGGCTGACCGCTAGGGTTCTTACGTCCTGCTGTCTCGTAAATCGCTCCACCGGCGGATGAGTTGATGATACGTGCCAGAGATACAAAGCCACGCTTATTAGGCTTAGAAGGGCTGGTGGAGTATTTGACCCCACGCTTGGCCTCTGCCTGGTCGTACTTAGGAAAGACGCGATACTTAACCGTAGACTCCGAAGAAGTAGCAGAAGTCCAGCCAGATAGCATGGCTGTGTTGCTTGGCATAAAGCCACGAGCCTTGTTAGTGATCGGCTTTAGTGCGGCTGCCATTTGTTTGGTTGTTGCTTTGGCTAGATCAGGCTCAAACTCACGAAGGGCTTTGCGAAGTTTATCTGCGCCTTTTAGTTCGACTGGCATCGCTTTGCTCCTTTGCTCTGTCCTTTAGGGCTTGAAGTAAAGTCCTAAACATCGTGTGATCTAGTTCAATTAAAGTTTGTGGCGAGAGTCCAGTCTCTAGCGATAGTCTCGCTACGAGATAGGTGAAGGACTCCCGCGCTATGCCAAAGGGTCATCGTCTAAGACCTCGACTCGCGTCAATGTCTGTAAGAACTCTTCCCCGAAAGGCTTAACGGTTTCACCCGACCGACGAATTGCTTCCCAGCAAAGCCAATAAACATCGCTCTGCTTTTCGTCATCTCTAAAGGCTTTATGGAAGCCCTTCTTCGCGTACTGCTCGAAGGCGTACTCGATCGCCGGAGTGATCTGGTACTCGTTAACGCTTCCGTCTGCCCTTGTTACCTTTAGTTTTGCCATGCTTTGCCCCTTAGTTAGTTATTAGGAAGTTGTGACTGCTACTGTGCTTGTGCAGTTCCAAGTTACTGACTGAGTTGAGATATCGCCAACTGCACCGTTTATAGGTGTTGTGTTGTTGATCAAGCAGCTCATTGTGTAAAGTGGGTTTTCTGCTGAAGTTGCAGCTGATGACTGCTTAACGGTTACAGTTACAACGTTGCCCCATACGCTTGAAGAGTTCAAGGTTTGGAGTGTCTTTGCTGTTGCTGAGTCGTTAAAGAAGTCAATAGTGATAGATGATGCTTCCAAGCCCTTTACGAACTTGTGTGCGCTATCGCCCATTGCTGTTACTTCGAGTTCATCGAATGATCGGTTAATAGTTACTGCGCTCGCGCAACTTGAGAGGTCGACCGCGTTAACAGTTAGAACCACCCCGTTGCTTAGATATACTGCCATCGGTTATTCCTCATCTTTCTTGGTTGCTGGTTTTGCTGCTGGTGTTGAAGGTTTCTGACCTATTCTGATCAGGAACGCATCGTTTTCTTTTTCCCATTCTTCAAGGGTCATAATTAACTCCAACTTGTTAGGACTGAGACTTGCATTGAGCAAGTCAGAAGATCGCCTGATGCAGCATTTAGAACGCTAGGCGCGCTCACATCTCCCACATTATAGACGATAGAAGAAGCTGCTAACTTGTTAAACATAGCCACCAGCATTTCTTCAATTCCATTTAGGTTGCCTTCGTTATCAAGCAAAGGCACAAACACGTTAAGATTAAAATTAGCCAAGGGCGCAACAGAGTTGTAACTATTGTTTGTCGGGCTAACGTAAGGATCGGCAGGGCTAACCACGATGCTATTAGCGATCGGTGTTGCCGGAGGAAAACTAAAGACAGACCAAAGCGCGTTATCAACTAGCGCGGTTGCAATAGTTGTGCGGAGAGTTGATATAGCGGCTGTCATGGTTAGCCAACCATCGAACCTGGTGCAAGGTAAGGAGCAAGTAAGCCACGAACGCGAGCAAGTAAAGTGTTGCCCATGCGATAAGGGCTTGGAGCGTATCCGTCAACTGTAACGCCACCGCTTGAAGGCGCTTGGCGGCTCTGCCAGATGTCGATTGAGATCATGAGGCTTGCTTCTTGGATCGCGGGAACAGTTGAATAATCTGTATAAGTTTCAGCTGCTGCTGAGCCGTAAGGGTTAATTGGGTGGTAAGGCGTTGCCGTGTTGTTGTTACCAGTAATTGCATAAGTGACTGAGTACTCACCAACGGCAGTTAAAGTCTTGTTACCGTTGTGCTTGCTTCCGCAACCTGTGATGTTAAGAACTTGTCCAACGTAGAAAACATCTTGAACATAATCCTGAAAGTAAGAAGTGCCGGTATTTGTTGTATTGCTATGCCCGATTACTGGAGTCGAGTTAGTCCATAGAAAAGGGATCAACACATTATCGGCAGCATCGCAGACCTCTTGCAAGGTTGCGTCAGAGTAAAGGGTGCCAACACCAAGTGCGGCTCTTAACTCACTAACTGTCGTGTAACTCATTTAATCCTCTTTCTAAAGACTGGCGGCCTAGAAGGGCACTAGGCCGCCAGCGACTTAGTTAACTGCTATTAGGCAGTCATGTTGAAGCGGCGAACGCCCTTACCTGACTTGCCAACGTAAATTGCCAAGTATCCGTAAAGTGCGATTTCGAGTTCGCCTGTTGTAAGAACGTTAAGGCGAAGTTGTGTCTGTGGAGACTCCCAGACGTAGACAGAACCTGGTGCAACGAGGAATGCTGACTCGTCAACTAGGCCTGATGTTGTGATGTTGTGATCAACGATTAGATCAGTTCCGAGGATGTTGCCACGTGTAGATGAAGCAACTCCTGCGCCGCCTGATGCGTTCATTGTTGGGCCTTGCGCTGAGTAAAGTGCGCGGCCTGTTGTGTCTGCGTATCCTGAGATCGCAGCCCATTGGTCAGTTGAAGCAACCAACTTGTTAGCGAAGTCTCCGCCAGTTCCCTTGTATGCGGCTGCGCCTTCTACAGAGATAAATGACTGGAGTCCTGCTGCTGTTGTTGCAACTGATGTTGCTTGAGTTCCGTTAGCTGTGAACGCGGCGATAAGTGCCTTGTCTGTTGCTGACTCGTAAGCCTTGCGGAGTTCTGCCATGAGAAGTTCCATGAACGCTGGTGATGAGCGATCGATTAGTTCCCATGAAACGCGGTTTAGACCGGCAAACTTGTTAACTGAAACGGTGTCATAAGCAGAAGTCATGCCTGTATCTGTAACAGATGCGCCTTCGTTAACATCTGCGACCGCTGGTGCTGTGTCTGCTGATGAAGCGTTTGTGTAAAGGCGTGGAACTGTGAAAGACATTCCTGACTCAACTAGAGCCTGGCGTGTAACTGCATCGAACGCTGGACGGCCTGAGAAGGTGTCTGTGATGAATGAGTTAAGGTGCTGCGGAAGTGTCAAGCCTGTGTTAGTAGATGTTGAGTCATCCGCACTTCTTACGATGCGACGTGCTTCGTCATCGCCTAAGGCAGACTTGATAGATGCTTCAAGATATTGTGCTGATGAGATAGGAGCTGTGCGCTCTTTCGCATAAGCCATTGCTGGAACAGTTGCGCGTGCGGCTTCAACAGCCGTTGCCTCAACTTCTGGTGCTGCTACGGTGTCTGGAGTATTTTCCACGACCGCCTCGCTTTCTGGTTGTGTGATTGGTTCAGCTTCGGGAATTACTTCCTCTGCTGCGATCTCTAATACTTGAGCAGACTTGAAGGCTGGCTCAGTTACTAAAGAAACTTCTTTGAGTTTAGCTGCGGTGACAACTGTGTGACCGTTGCGTGAAGGTGCAGATGAGATGATCTCTGCTCCGATGCTAAGACCGCTAACGAGTCCTTCGCTTGCCATAACTAGCGCATCATTTCCGCCGGTTGAGCGGCTAAGTTTGAAAGTTGCATAGATACCGTCAGGGCGAACGGTTGCAGTAACCATGCGACCAACAGGCTTCTTCATGTCGTGCTGAGATAGCAACTTGATCTTAGAAGGATCGTCGATCTCAATGGATCCTGCTTCAAAGACTACGCCGCCGAGATTAGTGTTACCGACTTCGCCTGTTCCCATAGGAACGATCTTGCCGCTGATTTCGCGACGTTCTTCGCTGCATTCAATAGATGCCGCTTCGATGTATAAGGTTTCCATTAACTCATGCCTTCGCTTCCATTAGGAGTTAGGTCTGTCATTTCCATAGCCTGTTCAGTTGTAATAAGTCCAAGGGTTAGCAACTTCTCGATAACCTGAAGTTCAACTAGCGGATCGTTCTTGAGGAAAGTATCAAAGACTGCAAAGCGGACTTCGTGCCCTGCTGTAGAGATATCGTCCATTGAAAGGCGTGTCTGGATAGCCTGAATATAAGGCTCAATACTTAGTGCATAAAATTGCTTGCGTTCTTCGGTAACATTCGCATAAGTCATCGTCGTGTTTTGATCAGCGCTCAAGTAATACGCTGGCACGTTCATGGCGCGAGCAATTTCAGTTGACAGGTTTTGAATTGCCTCGTTGTACATCATGTCTTTAGGTGAGAACTGTGTGGACTGGAACTCGAGAGTGCTAGTCAGATATGCAGTCGAATTGTTTTGGCGGCTGCGCTTCCAAGCTGCAAGAAGTCCAGAGACTTCAGCAGGTGGCAAGTCTGCGCCTGTGTTCTTGAGGATACCTGAACTCATTGGAGTTGCAGCAGAGATAGAAGCTGCGCGGTTGATGTCGATCGCTGACTGGATAGTCTTACCAGCGCGTTCTAACACGCCTTCGTCTAATCCTTGAATAGTTACGATGTCATTCATGTCGATCGGCTGAATGTCCACGTAATACTGCGTGATCATTATGCCTTCAAGATCAGTTGTATAAGTTACGCGAGTATTAGCGATCCACTCGAAGGCCGCTGGACGTCCGTCCTCTGCGTAGCGTTCAGTTACGCGAAGATAAGCAACGCCGTAGAACAATAGAGAGTCTACGATCCAGTTGATAGTCACGAATGACGGTTGGTTCTTTGAAAGTTGGTTGATCCAACGAGGAGCGGCCATTACTTCGCCAGTGCGCTTGTTATAATACTCAAGCGGGATAGAAGCGACAGTTCCGCAAATTAGGTTGCGAGCGCGAGCGACAGAAGGAACACTCATTGCGTCCTTGCGTGATACGCGGAGTGCTATTGCGTTATAAAGTGAGGGTAAGTTCTCGCCCATTACCTGCGGCGCAGCTTGTGCTTCAACGATTAGCGGCTTACGCGAGAAGATACCCATAGGGGTCAATTATACACTAGATGTAGGTCATTCGGTGTAAATAGCCGCTACCTGTTGTGGTTTCATTAACATTGAGACCACCATTGCGAGTGCGATAGGCGCTGAGACATCTCCAGCCGATTTTCTTTTAACGATACGCCAAGCAGAGTCGTTAACTTTAGCTGCGCAGTTATTCATCTGCTGAATTAGGTTGGCTTGACCGTTATGAACCACGCGATGATTTACTAAGCCGTCGAGAAGATCCCCGCAAGCCTGATAAAACTGCTGCCCAGAGATGTCTTGAGTTATACAGCCAGCGTTGGTCAACTTATCCGCTATCGACTGGGTTGTGTACTTGTCGTAGCAGATCTGGCGCGGCCTGTACTGATCTGCCCAAGCCTTTATATCAGCTGCGATCTTTAAGTCATCAACTGAGACTGCTGACTCCCAAGTCTGCAAGATGCCTACGCCGATCTTGCCGTCTGGCAATATCTGACCGGCAACGAGTGAAGCATTGCGCCGAGAAGGTGAAACATCGAAGCCAAAGACTGTGTAACCGCCTGGCGGGATCTGCAACTCGCTGTTTGAAGTCTCTTCTAAGATCCCATGCGGCCAAGGGCTGCTTAGGGAGTCGATCCATTGGCAAAGTGTCTCGGTTCGTGTGTTTTCTATCGGTGAAGTTGCTATCGCTTCTTCAATGGCTTCTTCTGTAATCGTATAACCGAGCGCAGGGTTAGCAAGCGCCCAAGATACTCGATCGTCGATCTTGCAATACTGTGGCGCGGAGTATTCGTAGAACCCAAATGATTTTGGCGGGTTGTCTAAGGCTCTTTCGCGCAGTTGGTTAAGTACGGTGCTAAACGCATCGCCCGCATTCGACGTCAGCAGTACGTGGCTATTGGCGTGGGCGCGAGTCACCGGCATCGCAGCTCGGTAGCCCTCTTCTGAGATTTCTCTGACCTCATCCACGTAGAGGAGTCCATTTATTGACCTGCCTCTTGAACCGTCTCTCGTCGCTGCTACAACGTCTAAACGTGCTCCCGATAGCATCTCGATCGACTCCGTGCCGTTAGCGTGTCTAATCTGCTTAACCATGCCCTTTAGGTGGTCGTTATTCTCTAAAGCGTTAGCAACCTGTCTAAACGTCTCCAAAGCCATTGAACGGTTTGAGGACATGATCAAAACGTCGGTATTCCACTTGATCAGGTGCGTGAGGATCAACATACGCGCTAAAAACGTCTTTCCATTTTGCCGGCTTATGAGAAGTAAGTTGCTCTTGCGAACCCACATATCTTTCTTATCCACGGTCAACATATCCCGCAAGACATACTCCTGGTAAGGCAAAAGTTCTTCGTTCAGGATCTTAGCGATCTCAATAACGTCATCGACTTTAGACTTACCCTTCAAGGGTATTGACTGAAGCCTCGGTTTAGTTGCCCCTCGGAGCGCTTGTTTCTTTTTGGGTGGCATCGGGTTAATTCTCGACTGGTCTAGACGTAAACGGACTGTCTTGGTGGATTTCCGACTGTGTCGGAGAGAGGAAGGACGA